CAGCAGTCTACGTCAGCAGCAGCGTATTTCTTCAGTACATCCCAAGGTATTCTATCATAATTGTATCTGGAATTTACTCCTTCTCCATCAGACATCTTACCTCTGTACTCATCCAACTCATTGTCATACCCACCCATATCAGTAAACTCCCAAGCCTGACTCTTCAAACCCTGAGTACCTTGCTCTTCTGATACAGCTAAGTAGTGACCCAACAATGTGTCAAATGAGAAGTTCTTTACATCAATTCCTAACCAATCTCTCAACCACTCAATATCGAATTTGCCGTTATGTGCTACTTTAGGTATGGATTCATCTTCCAGTAACCACCTCAGCAGCTTTACTATGAATCCAGTTTCCTGAGTGCCCATTGGAGAATCATGTTTATACAGAGGAATTACTACTCCATAATGAGTCTTATCTGTAAGGCTTATACAAACAATCTTAGAGTAATCCATGTAAGCAGATTTTCCTGTTGTCTCCAAGTCAAAGCTAAGTATTTTAGCCTCATTCTTCATACGTACTATTTCTTTTACGCAATCCTCAACAGTTTCCAAGTACTTGTAGTCTACCCCTGAAACCTCTGTCATTCCATTGTCGTACAAATCCTTTAGAGTATCCATATCTTTTAGAATGTACTCTTTATAGGCTGGCTTTTTCAATACTGAACGTGGGTGCATTGTAGGCAGTACAATTCTAGTTCTACCACAAATCTCTACTTCCTGAGCATTGCCTCTTACCTTAGTTATTCCAACCCTACCTATACAGTATTTCAGTGATTTATTCCCAGTAGGAATTATGATGTCTGGGTCAACCACCTCTATCTCTGATTCTAGGTACTCTAAGCACTGCTCTATGTGAGCAGGTTTTGGTTCTTCGTTAGGTGCTAAACATTTTACCAAGGAGGTGAAATAGACATCGCTTATCCCACGATTTTCCATCGCAGTTCTCACGGCATTACAAGACTTACCATAAAATGGCTCTCCATGCTTGTCGTCTAATTCTCCTGGGCAGTCCTGTATAAACATAACTCTAGATTTTCCACTGCCCTCTCCCATTATTAGTGGGTTAGAAACTCCCTTGCAGAGTTCACATTTATTGCAGTTCACGTACTCAACTCCATTCTTAATAAGTCTATTCTAAATAAAGTGATATATCATAGTCTCACATTAGTTATTGAACAGAAAAGCCGTGTTGCTCTTACACAACACGGCTTTACTATTTCTTTATGGAATTGATGTCTTGATTACTCGTTAATAGCCTTGATAGCATTGACCATCTTCTCATCCATATTATGGGTGATGTCCTTCAATGGACCAGCAGCCTTAGCCATCAGAGCAACGCCAGCAGGAATGTCCATGGACTCCCCAGTCAGTACGTTATTGCCCTTACGTGGACCACGGTAAGACGGATAGAATGTAACAAATCCAGTGAGCTGTACACGCTTGCCCTTAGCAATCTCATTTCCAACTGCCTGAGTCAACAGACGAATCACATGAGCAGCATCAGCCTGTGAAATCTTGCGGTCAGTATCCTTGCTCAAATCAGCGATACCCTTCACAATGTCACCAGTGTTAGCTACAGTACCCACCTCAACTTTTGCCTTAGCATCCTTCTTAGCAGGTGCTGCCTTTGCTGCTACCTTCTTGTTGGTTGCCTTTGCGTTTTTCTTTTCTGCCATGGTTAATCTCTCCTTTGTTATGTAGATTTTCTTCCCTCAAATGGGTTCTATCATAAATATAACGGATGTACCTTAATTTTACACGTCAATTTAGAATTGCTGTAAAATTTTCCTGTCACTCTATCTCATTATTCTCAATAAATCTTTGGAAGTCCTCTGGATGAGTTTCCATAATGTACGCTGCCCACAGCATCCCATAGCTTGCTAGGTCCACTACTGTATCTACAAAAGTCTCTGTAGGAGTGGATGATTTATCACTATAAAGTGTATTCATCCCTGACTTCATAGCGTTATCCATTATGTTGGAAATTCTATCCCACTTTCTCTCTGTATTCAAGAAGATAGACAAATCACCATGTCTACAATAGCTACGTCCATATATGAGTGACTTCTGATTCTGCAGCTTCAAGAGGTATGGAAGAAACTTCATCATATTGATGTTGTCTGGACTCAATTCCTCCTGACTATCAAGATACTCCTTAAACTTACGCAAAAGTTTTTCCTTCAGTTCCTGTTGATTACCCATAATTTCCTCCTAATCAATATTCATGGTCTTATCACAGTTAGACTTAGCCAAATTATTGAACAGCTTTATCATGCTCTTGAATATAGGGCTTGCCTTATACAACTTTTCGTACAAAGGCATAGCCTCAATGAGCCTTAGGCACTTATATAACATATTCCCAAGGTATTTATTACCCATGCTTACTTCTTGATAGCAGTACCAAGCACACTCCAGAGAATCTACTAAGTCTACCAGCTGTCCTTCAATAGTTTTGTCCTTACAAGTCTCAATGAGTTGCTTGTGCTCCATAATAACAGGGCTACACCCATCATACACTTTGTTCAGCTTGGAGCGAATACACTCAGTGATTGCCTCATGTGCCTTTTCATCATGGTGCTTTACGTTCCAAGGAATATCAGAGGTAAATGACTCTTCTAAATCATGGAACAATGCCTTCTTCATAGCCTTATCACCATCAATGGTAGGTACATGATTATCAAAGTCCAAAGGATGATACTGAAGATTATTCTTGGTAGCCCACACATTATAATCTGAAGCCAATGTAACTGCCAAAAGAGCAGTATAGAAGCTATGCTGAGCTACATCTACTGTGTTGATAGTAGGCAAGTTATTGCAACGCCTAATGTTCTCTAACCTCCGATAATTTAGCATCATCAAAAGGTCATTCTTAGTGGTGGTGTCAGAAATCACCTGAGTTACATCATTATTCATCTGGAATCCTCCTTATAGTGCCAAATACTTCATTAACATCTTTACTTCCTTGCTATCTTCTCCAAATGCGTTGGAATAGCTAAATTTCATGTTGTTCACAATCTCATTAAACTTGTTGTAGTATTCTTCCTTCATATCACCTTCTTGCTTATAAATAAAGGTCTTGAGGAAAAACATCATAGAAACTTTCCACTGACAATCTACCATTACACTCATATAGTTAAGTGCCCTAGACATCAATCCCATCTTAACCAGCCTATAAGACAGCATTGCCTGAATTACCATAAGCCAGTAGTCATCTATCACACCTTTACGATACATGCCATCTACTAACCCTACTTTTCCGAATACTTCTTTACAACGCTCATCGTCTACCAGTGTTTCATCATCCATAAGATAAGGATTGATAACACTCCAGAATACTGAAATAAAGGCATCAAATTCTTCAGCAGACAACCTCATTCTAGGCTCAAAATTACCCTTATCAGAATCAAGAAGGAAATCAACTTCCAGTTCTTCCTCTGGGTTTTCCTTGTAATAATCCATTACATCATCAGTACATTTAGAGCCATAAGAATCCATGTAAATATGAAGTGAGTCTGTAATCTGGTTATAAGTGCCCATCTTCAGGCTAGACAATTCTGGATTGCCAGATTTACGTAACCAGTTCAACAATGTTTCCTGTATAGTGGAAAACTGACAAAGATTAGCACCAAATACACCCCAGTGAGTATCATTACTACGATTAAATACAGTCATATTGAGAGCATCATGACGAATCTTAAAAGTAATCACAAGATTACACGCAATATCCTTGCCTTTTTCATCAATTGTGTATTTGGAGTTATCGAACATAGGATTGCTAATCACAATAACTGCTTGACGTGTATCCTTATCGTTTACCAGCTTTCTATATGCATCAGCCAACTGGTCAATAGGATTAATAACTACGTTGTGAAGAGCATTCTTGTTCCAAGTCCTGATTCGCTCTCCATAAGGAGCATTAAACCACTTTCCGTCATCAGAGAACATGGACATATTAGCATTAAACTTAGTCAGCCACTCCACGTCAGCCTTGCCACTAAGAATCCAAAGGCTTTCTGCTACCTGAAAAAATGGATTGATTCGTCTGCCTCCCAAGAATGTTACCCTTCTATAAGGATTAATAAACTCAATGCAAGCTGGACGCAATTCCTTTACCAGCTTACCTCTAGGGGACACTTCATCACCATTAGCCATCAAGTCCTTAATAGACTGTAAATACATTTTAGTAGGATTTTCCCCTTGTAAACAATACATAAAAAATACCTCCTTATTTAATAGATGCTATAAAACTACACCTAACTAAATAAAGAGGTATCTACAATCAATCATAGATTATTTGGTATGCTTAATCCCAAGGTAAATAAGGAGCATCGCCCTTATCAAAAATCTTCTCTGGTTCTACAAAAGAATAAGCACAGCAGCAGCTATCCTGTACAGCAGAAGGAGTAGACGGGCAGTCTACAAATGGAATGTAATTTTGTTCATCACAGCTACCTGCTGTTAGTCCCAATTCTACTGCTCTCTCTAATGCTGCCTTGGTTGGTGGGAACAAGTCCAGATTCAAAGCATCTTCTACAGTGAACCAAGAAAATTCTTCCATTTCTGATGGCTGATTCTGTATGTTAGAGTCATCAAAGTTATTAGAGTAAAACAGGAAGTCAACCCAATTCTTACCATTAGGGCTAGAGTGAGTACGGAAATCATAACAACACATATCCTTTATGGTTACGTTACTTTCCTCTCTGCACTCCCTCAGTATTCCTTCTTTTGGACTCTCCTGGTACTCTACTTTACCACCAGGTGAGGCATACTGCTTATCTCCATCTGTTCTTCTGGCTAGAAGGATTTTATTGGTAACAGGATGCTGAAGAATTACTCCAGTACCCCAGTTGTCACTTGACCTTTTGACTCCATTATTTACCAAGTCATAAAAGTCCTTATCAACCATGTTTATCACTCCTTTCACATGAGTAATAATATCTATTTATCCAACAATGCCTTCATCGTAAGCAGATTGACACAAAATCGCAAATTCTTCATAAGAAAGTGAAATTCCTTTAGACATCCTATCAGGAGTATCAGAATCATCAGGATAGTGCCAGCTGCGTATGTCATACACTTCTTCCTTAGAGTTATTCCATTTTACGGTATTCAGTTGCTTCACCCATCCCTTGTTCTTCTCAGACAAGTCACACAAATGCTTAGTGATTTCATAGGAAAATTCTTCTGACTTCTTGTATGCCATGATTATTACCTCCTACAGTACTAGTGAGTCTAGGTTATTTCTGGATTCATTCTTAAACTTGCTTTTAGTCCTGCCTATACCATAGTATATATTCAGGTATTTCTGAGTCTCACATATATCATGCTCTATGGTTCTAACAGTTACACTACCATTCATCCACTTCGGAATTAAAGAAATGAACTCATCATAATATCCATATCTTTTCATGTAGTGTTTCCATGAGGCTCTGAGATAGAAATTCAATTCTAGATAGTCCAAACCTCCTTTGTCCTCAAAGATTAAATCCATCCCCATTCTGTTGCCTGGACCAACATTTACATAGCTATCGTCTGTCCAGTTTACAAAATAGTTCTTCACGTATCTATAAGCCATCCCCCAGTCACACAGCCACTCATATACAGAGAATCCTTTTATCTCTGGAAAATGCCCAAGGTGCTCTAAACAGTCCTTCATATCATGACTTATGACGTATTCATAGGTATCGTCTAAATACTCATAGAACATTTCACATAGGCATAGAGCATTTTCCAGCTTATCATGATTGGTCTTAGGGTTAGGATTGGCAGCTTTTAAGTCTGTAACAAAATAAGCTGCATGCCATATAACCTCACCATTAGCCTTAGCAGTTCTTAGTTTTTCCTTGGCTTGCTCCCATTGTTCTTTATAGGTATCCAGATACAAGAATCCTATCTTCTCCCAAGTAGAATACTTTAGGAACATTCTGTACACTTGTGTGTTTAGTATGACTTCCTTAATACGCTTTGTTAAATCTTCACAAGGTTCATCTAATTTCCTTAGAATCTCCCTGATGTATACAAGTGTACCTCTATCCAAATCCCTGAAGCAATTGGTGAATTTGTTATCCTGTAGAATCTTGTCTTCAGTCCAAGGGAATGGTTCTCTAAGAATTGTCCTCCTGTGCCAAATCCTCATTCTCTCAGTTATCCAATACCAATATAACCTCATGTTATCCCAATTTATAACCATATTTTTATTGGGTTTCTTGTAATATTTAGACCACTCATACCCTTCTGTATCCTCTTTAGTAGGTATATAAATTGGCTCTGGAGTACCAGTAAACTTTGGCAGTGACCTGATTCTTTTCATTTTTCCATTTTTATCTGTATACTCAATGGACTCTACAGCAGTAGAAGCACTTATCATTTTATCTGTAAATGTATCTGTACGAAAATTGATTTTTTCAAAGAACCAACTTAATGTATCACCTATAGGAATCTCAGAGTTATCAGCCTTTATGCTGGTAAAACCTGCGTCAGAAAACTTTTCATGGTTTCTACATACTGTTTTCCATTTTCCCTCTACCAATTCACTCTTAATAGGTTTACCACCATTCCTGGACTGTATCCTATCTAAGCATGTACTTAATGGAGGCACTAAATTGAACACCAATACTTTTCTGGAGTTACTTCTGTTTAATTCAGAAAACAAGTCAGCGTATGTCTTATATACTGTGGAAGCCATGATTCCTTCCATAAGTATATTTATCTTACAGTTCCACAGTGCTTGTACTGAATCCTTGACCTCTTGAGTGTCTTTTATTGAGTCCATTCCTCCACACTTAGAATGGTAGTGACCTATAGCCAAGAATTCATATGATGGAAATACTGTACAAATTACACGTTTCTTGTTATTTCTGTTCCAAACTACCTCAAAAGCATAAGGGTCAGTATTCATCATCATAATAGGTATTGTAGATTTTCCAGAACCATTACAACCTCTGATGTTTACCAACAAAGGCTTATTTAATCTACAAGGAAATGATACTGATAAAAATTTATCTAGTTCTACTTGTCTTAAAGCCAAATGTACTCACCTCACAATCCTATTATATGATACAGTTTTCGCTATCTCCACAAACTCCAATTTTAATTCCCCTTGGTTCTGTATACTCCATAATTAGTTTCATAAACCTTTCCTTAAATAAGGGAGAACAGCACCAGTTTTCATTATTTACTTGTATAAATCTCTTATCTACAGCTTTTCCATTGATATTCATCCAATTACCATATTCTAATAGTCTTGATGTAGACTCAGCAAACCTAAGCATTATATACTGAGAAGGCAGATTCTTTATCATATCAATGACTCTAAGCACATGATGTGGCATTATCATATTAGGGACAATAGGAAACAAGAATAATACCACAATCATTCCACACTTATTAGCAATATGTGATAATCTTCCTACCCATGACAGGTCTTTTTTACACAAAAATACATTTATCTGTAATATGTTATGGTCAGCATAAGAAGCAGCCCACAGTATTCTCTCATCTACCTCAAAATCCACTATTAGTCGAACAGTTTTATTGTGTTCTCTTCCATAAGAAATAGCATTAGACACCTTATCAAAATCAAAACCTGCTTCCATACATCTAATGATGTATTTGCCATTATTTTTACAACAATTGCTGTTATTATACAATAACTCACAAGTTCTAAACTTAGACAACTCTGGATATAATGGCTTTCTGCGGTATACTGATGTTCTACGATAAATAGAGTGCCTATGATAAATAGACACCCTACGTATTATAGGCACTCTGTTCATGTCAACCCTCCACAATATGGTTTATACGTGCTCTAATGCTTCTACGTTGCTTTCTTAAATCATTGACAAGATTATCATCATGACTTGCTCTAGCAGCCTTAATTTCAGCATCTAGCCTGCTTTTCTCCTTCAATAAATTTTCCAGATACTCATCGTTAGAAGATTGACTGGGCTCAGTCTTAGACATAATAATAGGCACTCTAACTACAGTATTGGATTTAGGAACAGGGTGAGCAGCATTTATCAGTGGCATTTCATATAGTTTACCACCAAAATCTGGCACTTGTACAGCTACAGTGTTATAAGTATTACCACCAATAACCTGCTTATCCAATTCCAGTCCTTCTGGAATAAGAAGAACCATGTGATTGCCGCTAATTTTCATGAAGATAGACTGAGTCACTTGGACATCAGATTGAGTTTCTACTTTCTTCTCTGTCTCTGTCACTACCGCAGTCCTTTTTGGTTTTTCTGAAACATCAACCTTCTTATTAGGTGCAACCGCTTGTGTTGGTTTGGAAACTGATTCTTTTTTAGGTGATTCTAATTGCTTTGTCTTTACTGTAACCTTTGTTGGCTTATCATTGGTGTCCCCACCATCTGGGTCAAGTCCTAATTCAGCCATAGCTTTCCTGATTTTTTCTTCCATAGTAGTCATTGATTATACCTCCTATACAACAAAATGGCGGTGAGAGTCATCCCACCGCCACCGCCTTCAAATTGTTACTTCTCGTAAGTCTTTTTCAGAGCCATTGTGACACGCATGCGTCTGATGTTTGCTGCCTTATACTTCTCAAACTGAGACATATCAATACCACGTTCCTCTGCCAGTTGCTCAATCTCATCAGCAGACATAGACTTGAAGTCAGGCATATCATCAGCATATTCAGCTTTAGGCTTTGCTGCTTCCTTAACAGGAACAGACTTCTTATTGGTTGCCTTCTTACTATCACTGTGAGTAACTTCATCTGTAGTAGCCACATTAACGGATGCTGGCTTAGAATCTCCACCCAGACGGCACTTACTCTCACACTTCAACTTAACCTCACAAATTTTGCACTCACGTACAGAACCATCAAAAGCTACACCAAAGCAGCTGGAATTCTTAATCATTTCTTCAATAGTTGCCATAACATATTCCTCCTTATTATAACTAACATAAAATAAGATAACTCAAATAAACTTACACGCACATTTGTAACTGATGCTCTGGATATACCACTAACATTGCTTCCTTCAGTTCCTTGAAATGCTGTTCAAATTTGGATTTAGGTATCTCCATTGCTCTCTGAATGGATGCCTTGGTAGGCTGAACCTGTTTAGGCACGCTCACCTTATAATCCTGAGAACGCAACATTTCTTTGCGTGCTACATCCATCTTTGCTTCCCATATGGTTCTAGCAGATGGAGAAACAAACTCCTTGAGAATAGTCAAAGCAATAGGGTTATCCTCCAACATACTAGCTAGATGAGCAAGTTTCTGCTCTTGGTATATGTTTTCTACAGTGTCTTCATCATATCCAATGTCATAAGCCTCTTCGATGTTAACCTGTATAAACTGCTTCTTGTTACAGATTTCACGCATCTTACGCCATACTGACGCTTTGAGGATAGCACCAAATTCATCAATAGGCTTATCTCCGTACAAAAGGTAGCAGTTATACATAATCAACTGACCTTCTTGAAACAAGTCCTCAGCAAAATTATCCCCATTATCCTGAGCTGTAGACTTTGCTGCGAATTTGATGTAATTGACGTATTTCTTATAAACGTCATCCCAAGGAATACGCTCAATCTGTATTGGAGTTCGCTCAATTCCTTGAATTGGACTTCTTATACCTACTATGGGCACTCTCTTCATGTTTTGACTCTCCTGTTCTCTCGTCAATAATTTTGAAACCTTGTACTAAACCATCATTCACCAGAAGGTATCCAAGGTCATTAGCTACACTCTTGTCTGCTACCCTTGGAAGGGAAATGCCTTTACCAACCCTCCATTCCTCTTCAGCACTTGAACGCCACTCTTTGGTGAGAAGCCAATCACCAGGCTTTTTCTTAGTAGCTACCAATCTCTGAGTGCTGCTAAAAGCATGAATCAAATATTTAGTGCTCATACTTATCACCTCACAGGGGGCAGCAACTATGGCTGCCCCACTACTTTCCGTGTTTTATTTACTTATTCAAATTCTCTGCCTGCACTCCCTTCTTCTTCAAAGCCATGATAATACGCATGCGGTTGATGCTATCATTGTCGCACTCAGTCCAGCTGACCTTCTGCTTCTTAGCTGCCTTCTTCAAAACCTCAGTAGTGATTGCCTTCCAAGGAGACACCTTAGCAGGAGCAGCCTGACGTACTTCATCAGGGAAATACTGCTTCTTGAGTTCCATGATGAGACGCATCTTACGAATAGGAGCATTCTTGATGGAATCCCAAGTGTTACCATCAACATTCTTCACCATGATTACCAAGGCATCCACCGTAAAGTTGGTAACTGCCTTACCCAGCTCACGTGCGTTCATGTCAACTACATTTTTCTCAACTTCAGCAATGTCCTCAGCAGTCCCAGTCTTAATAGACAACTCAGCCTTAGTTTCCTCAGACTTCTTAGTGGTCTTAACCTTCTTAGCAGGAGCAGTTGCCTTCTCATCTACCTTGTCTGCCTTCTCGTTTGCATCGGTGTCAGCATTGGCAATAGCAGGAGCATCATTGGTAACTACAGTGTCATCAGCCTTCTTCACGTCATCAGAGTTGATTTCCTTGATGCCATACTTGTCCAGCTGATTGGAACGAATGCGTGCAATCCCCAATTCCTTCGCAATAGCACTCAGGGTTGCATAGGTCTTTCCGTTCATTTCATAGGTCTTTTTCATGTTTGTCCTCTCCTTTTCACTCAGACAGATTTTTGTACTTTATCTCAAGATTCTTGTAGAATCTTTCGACCTACGCTAATTATAACTTATCTCATTCTAAAAGTAAAGCGGTTTTTATAAAAATTTTTAATTTTTTTCCACTATACCTTTGTCTGTATTTTTTACAGAGAATGAACCCATAAGATTTTCACAACTGATTCCCTCAAATAAATCCTTCATCTTAAAAATCACCAAGGTATCTCTGTCTTCAGAATAAGAGAAGATGCAATTGGTAATATTCAAGTGCATTATGTCGTAATCACATTTTTTAATGGCTATAAAAATGTCTCTAAAGTTTTTAGAAAAAATGAGCATAGGTCTCAAATTTTCCCTGTTAGCATCATCTATTGCTTGACTCCAATGGTCTCTTAAATTCTGTGAAGTGTTCTCAATTATAGTGGAAAACTCCCAAGAACACTCTACACATTTACATTCAATAGAGAAGGGAAACTCTCCAAGAGACAGTGGAGGTACAATATCAGACACAACTCTTTTGTCCTTAAAATTGTGTATGGCTCCAGAAGATGGAGTACGCATAAATTTTACGCCTGACCACTCAGATAACAGCTTAGCAACTTTACGCTCAAAATTGTTTCCCTTTTCTTTCACATTTTTCGCACCCAAAATAATCCCTCCTATCCACAGCAAATGCCCCAACCACATAAATGGATGGGGCTTATGTGTTATTCAGCTTTGGATTCGTCTACTGGTTCTTGTGGCTTATCAGTAGTCTGTTCAGTCTGTTCAGTCTGACCTTGTCGTGCCTCCTTGGCTCTAGCTTTTTGCTCTTCTACAAAATTCTTAGTAATCTCCTGTATTTCTTCGCCAGTACAAATACCCTTCTTAATAAGAATAGCCTGCATCACCATTATACCCAACTGAAAACCTGCCTGAAGATTAGGAACATAGTGTTGTTCCATAATGGAGGTAACATAATTAGCAACCTCAGCACGGCTTGGAGTACCACGCAAATAGGCTTCATCCTTTTTACTAAGGTGAGCAGCCTTAATTGATGCATCCAAGGCATCATTACTTTGCTGTATACGTTCCTCAATCTTCTTTGTTTGTTTACCCATGGAAATTTTCCCTCCTAACAGTATCATTAGTACCTGTACTACCTAATCCACCTCTATCTGGATTACCAAGCACCTCTACTTCCTCAATTTGTACCTCTGGCATAACCTTATGCAACCTAAACTGGCAGATGCGGTCATTCTTATGAAGAACAGTATCTCTCAACGCGACCACTGGAAGTTTCCATTCATCATTGTCACCGCAGTAGGAATTATCTATTATTCCCAAATCGTCTACATGGAAAATACCAAATTTTTTAGCCATGCTTGAACGGCTTGTAAGCCAAGCCTCATACCCTTTTGGTATCTCCATGCATACACCCAAAGGAATATAGGCGTGCTCACCCTTAGACAAAATTACTTCTTTAGCACATCTAAGGTCAATCCAGTCACCAACAGAAATCTTCTGAATTCTGTCTAAATCATCGTGTAAATACTTAATCCTGATTTTTAACATGTATCTTCCTCCAATCTAAACAATATAAGATAAATAAAGGACAAACATAAATTAGTCCTACTTCTATGTAAATCTCCTTCTTACTGAAGAAAATTCCCCATATGGCTCTGCTTCTTCTAACAGTTTCAGCATATCTTTGTACCTGTGGGTCTGTCTAAACTTGTTTGGGTCATCATATTTCTTTGGGATATTGACTATTTTTACATCAAAATAGCTAGATAACTTCTCAGCCATTTCTGTAGCTTGCTGACGTGCGTCCCAATCAATTGCTATGTACAGTCCATCACTAAGTAATTCCCTGTAGTCCAATAATATGTTCATCTGTTCATCATACAGTTCCTTACCTAATAAGGATACCCCTATTCCACCCCAAGCCAAAGCATCAAAAATACCTTCTGATATAACAGCAGCATGATACTGGCTGGCTGCTCTATCAATGTTAAAAATCACCTCTGATTTACTTATCTGGTATTCTTCATTAGATGGTGACTTTTCCTTCAGCCTAGCAGTATTACCAATGGCTCTAGCTACCCAAAATCTGAGTTCTCCTTCTTCCTTAATAGGTAGAATTATCCTGTTAGCGTACTCTCCAGAAGCACAAAACCCCATATCATACTGCTCTATCATACTACTGGTTATCATACGTTTTTTTAGGTACTTCCTTGCTCTTACTGCTACAATATTGTTTGAGCCACTAATCTTTCTGTATTCATCTGGAAGTGGAATTGCCCTTTTAGTTAGTCCCTTACGCAAATCTCCAGACAAAAATAGCTGATGCTCTATAGACTCATCAACCTTATCAGGAATAGACAAGTTTCCCTTTATAGTAGAAAACTTCATCATTGCCTTAGTATAGCTTGTACCCTCTACCCATTGTATTAAGTGCACTATACTTCCACTAAACTTACAATTATGGCAGTGAACTAAACCTTTATTCAGATTGATATAAAGCCTATACCTAGAATCACCACACACTGGGCAATTAACATGAATCTCCTGACCGCTACCAGTATACTTTATCTCTGAATCAATATTCTCAGCAACCCAGTCTTCAACCAACTCTTACTTCACTCCTTACAGAATAGGGCAGTATGAGATACCTACCTAGATGTTTCAAAACTGTTATGTTATCCACTGGTATACAAGAGAAGTCTGTTATTTCCTTAGTAAATTCATCTTGCTCAAACCAACTTTTAGATTCTATCAAATTGAGACTTCCATCTTCACCATAGAATACATGGTCTCCAGCAACTATAGAACCATCTGTATTACCCATAGTTACCATATAAACTGGTATTGATTTCATACTAATCCCTCCTTCCTTAATGAAATAAGGACTAACCAAATCAATCTCTACTTAGTTATGTTACTAAACACAATATCAACAAGATTATTTTCTACTAAAGCAATAAGGAATCCATCATTGATTTATACACTTCTTTCACATTAATCAAACAAAAAAGGCTGAGCATTAAAGCCCAGCCTTGTTGTATTCATATGGCGGAGCAGGTAGGATTTGAACCCACGGTGCATTTCTGCACAGAAGTTTTCAAGACTTCCACCATAAACCACTCGGACACTGCTCCCTATAAATTATGGCCATTCACCCAAAGGTTTGCCAAGGGCAACTTCAAGTGAACCTTTCTGACTGTTGTTCAACTTAGCTATTTCCTGGTCAAAATCCTCTTTGCTGACTTCCCCTGCGTCAACCTGCTTAGCAATAGCCTCAATTTTTGACTTAATTACACCCAAATCATCTGTATCTGGGTTAATGACGTTGTACTCTGGAATAGAAGACATGTCAATTACCTCCTTACCACGTAAAGGCATAACCCAGCTTGCCTTCCTTTGCACCGCCAGACAAAATGGGCTCAAACTCAATTTCATTGGTCATGTCATTGTAAGACATAACAGCCAGCTTTTTCTCTGAATCCATCACTACAGGCTGAAGAGTAACAATGAACTTATGAACTGTGCCCTTCTCAACTTTTGTGCCTACAGTAGCTACCAGCTCAATCTTGGAGCCAACAAAACCTTCAATTGCCTTGTTAAATATGTCCTTCTCAGGATTGCCAAGAGCCTCAGCAGCAACCATGTTGATAGCAGTACCACCAAACTTGCCACCACCCTCAACTACAGGAATAGTGCCTACCCAAGCGATGTCATTGCTGTCTGCTTTCTCGTTGAAAATCATGATAACAGCATTCTTAGTATCCTCTCCTGTGATTACTGTCTGCTCAGCAAGGATAGCATAATTGGTACCATTCACCTGTTGCTTGCCCAAATAGGCAATTGCCTTATAAGTGCAGCCAAGGATGTGCTCTACATTAT